AGGGAGCGATTGTTAAAAAAGAATGGTGGAAAAAGTGGGAAAAAGAAAAAATACCACCAGTTAAATATATTATACAAAGTTATGATACGGCTTTTTCTAAAAAAGAATCTGCCGACTATAGTGCGATTACGACATGGGGTATTTTCAACCCAAACGAGGGAGAGGCCGACCATATAGTATTGATGGATGCTCGAAGGGGTCGATGGAACTTTCCAGAGTTAAAAGGTGTAGCGAGTGAGGAATATGAATATTGGGAACCGGATATGGTGATTGTGGAAGCAAAAGCGTCTGGTATGCCCCTTACAGATGAACTTCGTAGGGCAGGAGTTCCCGTTATGAACTATACACCGGCTAAAGGACGTGATAAAGTAACAAGAATGCACACAGTAGCACCTTTATTTGAAGCTGGTATGGTCTGGGCCCCAGAAAAGGGATTCGCAGATGAAGTTATAGAGGAATGCGCTGCCTTCCCGAATGGGGATTACGATGACTACGTTGACAGTATGACCATGGCTCTGATAAGATTCAGACAAGGTGGTTTTGTAACTTTGGAAGGCGAAGACGACCGAGATGAAGATTGGTATCCAAGAAAAAGGGAGTATTACTAATGGCAAAAAAAGTTTCTGAAAGTGAAATGAGTGAAATGATGAGTATGGAGGGAGCAGGCCGTTTTGTTCCTGAAGGGGTAAAAGTAGATTTTGTTCCAGATTTTAAGACATCTGTAAGTAAAATTAGCAATGAAATTATAAAAGCTCCAAATAAAAGTAAAGAAACCTCAACTATTGTAAAAAGAATGGGTCGTCCTGTTCCTGAAACAATTGTTAAAGGTATTTTTAAAAATTCTGTAGAAAAACCGGGTAACATTGAATCCAAGAAAAAAACTGCAAATCAATTTAAAGGTGGAGATTTAGAATTTTTAAGAAAAATGAGAACAGAGCAAGCAGATAAAATTATAGATTCTAAAAAAGAAGATTTTAGAAAAAAGGAAGGATTAGGAACAAAGAAAAAAGTGTTTTCCGAAGGTGGCATGGTTTATGGAAAGAGTTTTAAAGGAATTTTCTAATGGTTAATATTGATTCCGGTTTTATGCAAGGAGGTCCCGATGAGGACTTACCAAGCGTAGATGTAGAAATACCTCAAGTTGAAAACTTTGAAGGTGGTGCAGAAGTCGTAGACGATGGACAAGGAGGTGCGATTATCCGCTCTCTTCTTGGTATGGAAGACTCCATTGAGGTAGATACGGAAGAATATGATCATGATGCTAATCTTGCAGAAGTTTTAAGTGATTCGATTCTTGGAGAGATCTCTTCTGATTTACGAGGTAGATATGAAGAAGACCTAGAATCAAGTTCCGAGTGGCGAGAAGCTTACACCAAAGGGTTAGATTTACTAGGAATCAAGTATCAAGAACGCACGGAACCTTTTCAAGGAGCTTCTGGTGTAACACATCCTTTACTTTCTGAATCAGTAACGCAGTTTCAAGCACAAGCTTATAAAGAAATGTTACCATCTGGTGGACCAGTTCGCACTCATGTTCTTGGATCTGAAACTCCACAGAAACAAGAGCAATCTAATCGTGTAAAAGAGTTTATGAACTACCAAATTACGGAGGTTATGGAAGAATTTGACCCCGATACAGACCAAATGCTCTTTTATTTACCCTTATCTGGGTCTACTTTTAAGAAAGTTTACTTCGATACCACTAAAAATAGAGCTGTTTCCAAGTTTGTACCCTCTGAAGACCTTATTATTCCCTATTCAGCTACTGATTTGAACACTTCACCAAGAGTAACACACGTTTTACGCATGGATGAAAACGAAGTTCGTAAGATGCAAGTGGCTGGTATCTTCAAAGATGTTGATATTTCTGCTTATGATACCGAAGATAACACTGTTAAAGACAAAATTGATGAGATTGGTGGCATTAATAAGACAGAATCTGATGATGTTTACAATATTTTGGAGATTCACGCTGATTTGGACATCGAAGGCTTTGAGGATCTTGGTCAAGATGGTCAACCAACGGGTATAAAACTGCCTTATGTGATCACAATAGACAATGGTTCTGGTGAAATCCTCTCAATTACCAGAAATTATGACCAAAATGACCCGATGAAGCGTAAAAGACAGTATTTTGTTCACTATAAGTTCCTACCAGGGCTTGGATTTTATGGATTTGGTCTTATTCACATGATTGGTGGCTTGGGAAGAGCTGCTACAAGCATTTTAAGACAATTAATTGATGCAGGAACGCTTGCAAACCTACCATCTGGGTTCAAAGCAAGAGGAATTCGCATTAGAAACGATGATGAACCCCTTTCTCCCGGTGAATTTAGGGATATTGACGCTCCTGGTGGTAGTATTAGAGATTCTATCATTCCTTTACCTTTTAAGGAGCCTTCTGGAACATTAGCACAACTTTTAGGATCTTTGATTGATGGTGGTCGAAGATTTGTTTCAATAGCCGATCAACAAGTAAGCAACATGAGTAAAGATATGCCAGTTGGTACAACAGTGGCATTATTGGAACGTGGCATGAAAGTTATGTCAGCGATCCATAAAAGACTACACTATGCTCAAAAAACAGAATTTAGGTTACTCGCAAGGATATTCTCTGAAAATCTCCCTCCAGTGTATCCTTATGAGGTCTTCGGTGCGCCTGCTGAAGTAAAAGCACAGGATTTTGATGGTAGGGTCGATATTTTGCCTGTTTCCGACCCTAACATCTTCTCCATGGCACAGAGAGTTACGTTAGCACAAACGCAACTTCAACTTGCACAATCCAATCCTCAGTTGCACAACTTACAAATGGCGTATCGAAGAATGTATCAAGCTCTTGAGGTTCAGAACATAGAAGAGATACTCCCACCACCTCCACAACCTCAACCTATGGATCCTAGTGCAGAAAATGCGGTTATATTGAAGAATCAACCTGTACAAGTTTTTCCAGAACAAGATCATGATGCTCACATGATTGTTCATTTGGCGTTGGCAAAATCCATGTTGGTTCAAACATCACCACAAGCACTTAGTATTTTTTATTCACATTTATTAGAACACGTATCACTGAAAGC